TGGAAAGCTAATGGTGGAACAGAAACTAATTCACAATCTGAAAGTGGTAGTAATATAGCTTGTTCAGTACAAGCAAACACAACGGCAGGATTTTCTATTATTACTTACACAGGAACAGGCGGAACAGGTCATACTTTTTTACATGGTCTAGGTTCAGCACCTGCATTTTTTATTATTAAAAGAAGAAGTGGAACGGAAGATTGGTTAGTATATCATCATAAAAATACATCAGCACCAGAAACAGACCATCTATTATTAAACACAACTGACGCAACCTCAGATTCAGATACACGATTTGATGATACAGCACCCAATGGTACAGAAATAGCATTAGGTAATAACGCAGTTTGTAATGGTGATGGCTCAACCTATGTTTGTTATGCGTTTAAAGAAATACAAGGCTACAGTAAATTTGGTAGCTACTCTGGTAGTGGTTCAAATACTGATGGAACATTTATCTATCTTGGTTTCAAACCATCTGTTGTTCTTTTTAAATGTACAAGTAATGCCGCAAATTGGAATATTTTTGATAATAAAAGAAGTTCTTCTAATGGTTCTAATATAGTTAATAATTATCTTTATCCAAATAAAAGTGATGTAGAAGATTCTGATGCAACTAGAGGTGTAGATTTTTTATCTAATGGTATAAAACATAGAAACGGTTTTTCAACTTTAGACGATTCTGGAAGAACCTACATCTATTTAGCATTTGCTTCTTCACCTCTGGTTGGATCGGATGGGACCCCATGCACAGCTTTCTAAATCCTAAATGCCCAGTATGTGGTGGTGATGAAGATCAATGTTTTTGTGATGACGAATGTGAAAGCTGTGGTGCATGAAGTTTATACTTATCTTATTTCTTAGTTTATTTTTTTCTACAAAAATTTTAGGTGCGGATATTAACACGGTGTCTAGTACGGTAGTGACCTCAACGCCTGGTACTGCTAACTCCCCTTCCGTTGTTGTAAACAATTCTAATATTTGTAAGACTGCTGTAGCGGGTGCGGTGCAAACCCAGATATTTGGTATTAGTTCGGGTATCACAGTCACAGATGAAACCTGTGAATTATTATTACTCTCTTCAAAGTTATACCAATTTCAAATGAAAGTTGGTGCGGTGACTTTATTAGCATCTGAACCAAGAGTGTTCGATGCATTATGGAACGCTGGTACTTACGCCCCAGTAAATATTAATGGTGAAAGTAAAATAGGAAATGATGCAAGAGATGCATGGTTAGACAATGTACATCTTATGCCAGAGGGTAGCTTAGTCAAAGCTAGATTACTAAAAGAAAATCAAATTGTAATAAGGAAGGAGGATAATCATGACCTTGAGAAGTTTTTATTTATGGCTATGGCTATGTATATTGGTATTCCTATCCTCTTCTAGTAAAGCTGTAGACTGCACAACAGATGTTACTGGATTATGTACTCCTGGTGTTACAGAAACTATTATTGAAACAGTAACAGAAACAGTAGAGCATAAACCAGATGGTGTTCTTACTACAATAGAAACAATTAAAGACATTACAACTACAACAGTTACCAATGAAAACTCTGGTGATTTATTAGACGGTGACAATGACTACGTTGTATCATCTAAAGAAGGTGATATGGACCAAGACTGGGGGGGAGCCTGGCCCAGCTAGTATACTTTCTGGAAATAATTGTGGTCAATTAGGTACAGACAAGTGTGCTATGATTACTGGATCGGGTAACTCTACATCAGCAATGGGTGTTCCTAATATGGGAACTACATTTATACAGACAGTAGACATATCTGATCTTAATATTTCTAATGGAGGTCAAACTAATTATACAATTAAAGTAGACAAGCAAGATGCTAGTGACTCTATCTATATGCATATCACAGGTAAGGATGGAAACACCAATGTCTTTTCTGGTACTGATATTTTATCTGCTAGTGGTACTGCAAGTGGCTATCAAACATATGAAAACAGTTTTGACTTTGCTGGTAGTTTAACGACAGTCATTATTGAGATTGGAGGTAGAGATATTAATCTTGCTATAGGCCCCATGTTCGATGATGTATCAATCAATGTGTTATATAATGTTATCAATACCATTATTAGCCAAGAAATAACTACTGTAGAAATGTTTGTTGCTCTTAACATAGATGCACCAGAAGAAATTATAAATATTGTTGAAGATATTTTTGACAGTAATGACATGGTGGATACTGATGAAGGTATGTCAATGGAACCTATAGAAATGGAAGAAGTAACTTATGAAACTGTAGAAACAGAGATGGCTGAAATGATAGAGATGGAAATGCCAGAGATAGAAATAGAGGTAGCCGAAATAGAAATAGAAATAGAAGCAGAGATTGAAGCTGAAATAGAAACAACAGTAGAAGAAACTATTGAAGAAGAAATGACAGAGCCAGAAGTAGAAACAAAAGAAGTAGAAAAAGCAGAAGTAAAGGAAGAGCCTAAAGAAAAACCAAAGGAAGAACCAAAGAAGGAAGAGTCAGCTAAAGAAAAAGTTGGTAAGAAAATTGTTAAGTCAATGGATGATAAGAAAAGATACGATGCTACTAATCAATTAAAAACATTAATTGTTATGCAAGTGTTAGCTGATAGTAAATCATTTTTTCAAAGTCAAAAAGAATTAGAGGACCGTCAAGGTTTCTTTGATGATGTTGTACTAGCTGATGGTGAAATTAACTATAACCTTATGGGCCAATATCTTTTGTTTGTTGGTAGTGATGGGTTACATAACGAAATGGTGGAGAGTCAATGGCGGAACTAGAATTTGGTGGATTAAAATTTAAAGGCGGTAAAATTTTTTTAGTAATTACTGCCCTTACAACTTTGGGTGGTGCTATGTGGGGAGGTTTTGAATTTTATAAGGACTACCTGGACATGAAAGAACAGATACAAGAATATGTTGCACCAGATTTAAGTGACTTTGATAAACGATTAGAGTTAGTGCAATCAGAAGTAGACATGATCCAGGGTGAGTTGTCTATGATTATACAAGAAGTATCTTTGGTGTCTGATGTTGCTAATGAATTAAAGAATGATCTGCGTACTGATGTAAGACGTATAGAGTCTATTGTTGAGGATGTAGAGCAACAAGTAAAACAAGATGCTAGAGATAATAGTAAAGATTTAAAAGAAACATTAACATCAATTGAGAATGACATGGATGAGTTGGATAAAGATATTAATGAAGCAATGACAAAGCTAGAAGAAACTATTGATAAAAGAATTAAGCTATCATTAGATAACCCTTTAAGTCAGATAAAGTAATGGCTGATTGGGAAAAAGAAATTGCTGAACTACGGACTGATGTAAAGCATATGTTGCAGAGCCAAGAAACAATGCAACAAGAAATTAAAAACTTACAAAAATTTTCAGCTATGGGTTCTGGAGGTTTAAAGGCTTTAGTAATGATAGGTATTGTACTTGGTGTAATTGCTAAGTGGATGGGGTTTTTTGATTAAGAACAAGCGAAGAAATGGATGACAGATGATAACACCTATAAATTATGGTTACTTCAACAACTTCTTGAAAGCAACAGATTGCCAGACGATAATCCAGAATGGGAAGAAGAATTTATTGGAGGGCAAGACCTGGGGGAAGGATCAACAGGACCAACGCAAATCAAAAATAAGTTGGATGAACGACTTTCATTTAGGTCAAATCTTGTATACACAATTACAACAGGCAAACGACCAATTGCGGTGGAACTTACAAACTACGGTTATAGAGTGCATACAATTCACTAGCTACGGTGAGGGTGATTTCTATGATTGGCATAGGGATAATGATTTAGATAAATCTTTTGAAGAAGGATACCTAAAAGGATTAGTACGCAAGATTAGTTTTAGTATTTTATTAAATGATCCAGCAGAATATGACGGTGGTAATTTTCAATTTGAAATAGGTAATCCTAATGACAAAGATAGAATTAAAACATTAGATAAAACTACGCAAGGTGGTGCTATTATATTTCCTAGTTACTTATATCATCGTGTTCAACCTGTCACAAAAGGTACACGTTATTCTTTAGTTGGCTGGGTATGTGGTCAGCCCTGGAGGTAGTATGATTAACTATATTATTGCTGGTATTCTGTGCGTTGCAAACATACAATCGACAAATCTATGTTTTGATGTTAGGATACCTGTGAAATTTGAAACCTTGGCAGAGTGCGATTTCAAAATGAAACAATTGATTAGTGTACTTCATCAAGATTTTGAAGAACGAGGTATATATATGCGTACTAGATGCTTTGATGAAACACAACTTAATGGGAAGAATATTGTATGGACTACGACAGGTTAAAAGAAGAGATTACAAATAGTGAAGGCTTACGATTAAAAGCCTATCAATTAGAATACAACACAGCCGATGGTCCAGTCAAAGAACCATTTTATACTATAGGTATAGGCCACCGTGTTAAAGAAAGTGATAAGATAGATGTCAATAAAGAGTACACCTATGACTTTGTTCAGAAATTATTTGAGGTAGATTTTTCTATAGCCAAAGCTGGGGCAGATGAATTGTTAGGTGATTGTCATCCTATGGCGAAGGAAGCTGGAATAGAGTGTGTCTTTGTCCTGGGCAAGAATGGGTTTAGTAAATTTAAAAAAACTATTCAATTAATTAAAGATGGTGAAACAAAATTAGCATCCGAGGAAATAAAAGATTCAAAATGGTATCGTCAAGTACCGCATAGGGTGGAAGAGATATCAAGAAAGTTGAGGGAAATATAATGTTAAATATGTTACTTGGACCTGTTGCAAATATAGTTGGTAGTGCTGTCAAAGGTTACACAGAAACTAAGAAAGCAAAGGCAGAACAAAAAATTACTGAGATAAAAAGTAAAACAGATATTATGAAAAAACAGATATCTGGTGAAATTGATTATGATTTAACTGCATTAAAAAATCAAAATGCAACATGGGCTGATGAAGCGTGGACTATATTATTTATTTTAATAATTGGTGGATGTTTTATACCTCCCTTTACTCCTTATGTAGAAAAAGGTTTTCTCGCTTTAAGTGCCACGCCCCAGTGGTTTCAGTTTGCCATGTACGGTGCAATTGGAAGTAGCTTTGGACTGAGGTCCATGACTAAGTTTCTTAAAAAATAGATGGACATAAACAAAAGAATATTTTGTATCTCTGACCTTCATTCACCGTACCAGCATAGAGATGCACTAGCTTTTATTAAAGCGTGTAAGAAAAAGTATAAGCCTACAAGATGGGTTTGTATGGGAGATGAGATAGATGGCAGTAGTTTTTCTTTTCATTCACCCGATCCAGACCTAGATGCACCTACTAAAGAGTTAGACTTAGCTAAAAATTTTTTACATAAGTTACAGGAGATTGTTCCCGATATGATGTTCTTACATTCTAATCATGGTTCCCTTCTGTACCGTAGAAGAAAACAACATATGCTACCAGAGCAAATGATAAAAGATTATGCTGACGTATTAGAGGTAGATAAAAGAAGATGGACTTGGCATCCACATATACTAATCAAATCTAAGTGGGGTTCTTTTTATTTTATACATAACCTTAATAAAGATTGTGTGAAGTCAGCCCAGGCTCTTGGTTATGATGGGTATGTGCAATCACATTTTCATTCTGTTTATACGTCTACCTATTTCTCAACCCCAGAAAGTTTAAAATGGGCGTGTACGATTGGTAGTATGATAGATAAAGATAGTATGGCTTTTGCGTATTCCAGAAATGGATCACTAGCTAGACCTGTACTTGGGTGTCTGTTAATTAACAAAGGCATACCACATTTAATACCCATGCGATTATTAAAAGGTGGAAGGTGGGATGGCGAACTCACGCAAATATAAATCTATAACAGTACACGGTAAGAAGTATCCCGAAGTAGAAATACATTGGCAAGATATTTTAGGTGACAGTAGTATTGCTACAGCAGAAGAGTTTAATAAAATGAAACCAGCAAACTTAATTAGTAAATGTTATTTATACAAGCGAACAAAAGACTACATTTATACATTTGCTACCTATCAAGTAGATAATGATGAATCTTACGGTGATCGCAATGTTTTTCCTGTAGGTATCGTCAAAAAGGTTCTCAGAATACCCCTTTAAATACGTTTGTAGTACCCTTCTAGGGTGATTGTGCCTTAAAAACACTAAACCTGTTGTATGGTCTTTATATGGCTAATTAGAGGGTGGGGCTAGTTTTTAACTAAGGAGGAACCAGCCCCTATTCTAAAGTAGGAAAAAAAACAAAAACCCCTTTAGAAACTATATTAAATTCCACAATTTACGAAGCCAGATGTTGCCAAGTATTTGAACATACGGATTGTTCTTGTTAGCTTCCATCCATTCTTCTATTTTTGCAGAGTCTAAATTTATATCTTGGTCAGTCATAGGACCTCAATCCCATTTGCTTTACCAATATGTACTTTAATTAAATTTCTTTCTTCCATACGTCTCAGCATATGCCAAACAGAGGTATGTGATTTTAATTCAAGATGATCTTTAATCTGTCTAAGTGTAGGTGATCTTTTTTCTTTATTTAAAAAATCTTTAATAAAGTTTAGACACCTCTGTTGTTTTTCAGTAGGACCTATCATTCTGAACCTTTCATTTTAGATTTCATTGATCGCACATACACACCATGTAAATTAACTAACTCTTTTTGTAATTCTGGTTCAAATTTATCTATTTCTTCAACAAGTTTTTTATCAAAAAAATAATCATTTAAATCTTTAAACCGAGTATCTATTGGTGCTTCAGAGTTCATCACAATATTTGTCATTGTGTTTTTAATGTCATTCTTTTTTTTAACATTAAGATCAACAACATTACCTTTAGGTTTACCTGTAAGTCTGACTAGCTTATCAAGTGTCTGTGCTTGAGGATTAGATTTTTCACTATCCTCATCATCACCAATCTGCATACAAAATGTTTTAATAAATAAATATTTGATGGCATAAGAGTACGCCTTACCTGGTCCTTTATCTGAACTATCAATACCGTATCCCGTAAAGCCATTAATGGTAATCTTCTCTTCTGGATTTTCTGCATTAATAAACTCACCATCAACTGTTGTGATAGTCATATTACCATTGGCAATTGTTTCTCTTATCTGTGGTATAAAAGTAATCTTTTCTTTTACTAATAAATCCTTCACCATGTCCGACACTTTATTCCAGGGCAGTACAGGATAGGGAATACCTTTAGCTTTATCTTTAACAATAGGCTTACATCCAGCCATAACATTGTTCATCTTTAAATAAATATTACTCATTTATCTCCTTAATGCCAAATCGTCTTGTGCTGTATCCTTCTTTAGCTGGAACTAACTTCTCTGGCTGTGGTTTGTAATTTACGGTGGTGTGTCGTAGTTCATAGTTTTGACACTTTCCTACTTCGTTCTGACCTAGTATAGACTTCATATGAATCTCTAAGTCATCTTTAATTTGCTTAGAATGTTTCATAATCTTTTCATTGGCTTTCCATTCATGGATCAAGGTAGGTAATTCATTATTGCCAGATAAATCTACTGACTCTGTAATACCGTTGCCTTTAATTAAACGACTAGCTTCTGAAGAACTGTCTGGATCGTAGTAATCCTCTGTGTCGACACGATGCCAAAAATCTGTAACAGCTTCCGTTATTTTATCTTGGACATCTCTGTTAGAGAACTCAACATACAATTGTAAATCCCATCCACTAACTAACCTTGCAATGATGCACCAGGAGTAGTTACCGCAAAGCATTTGACCTTGAGATTGAATACGCACATTAGTTGGTAATCCAGGTATTGTAGAGTTCTTAATCTCTAATAATCCTTTACCTGTTAATGTGTGTGATACTTGAAAGTTATCTTTAAACTCAATGCTGTCTTGTATTGTTACATAGTAATCGGGTGATGATCCTAGACCTGGAACAAGAGGATTTCTATCTGCTTCAGTAGGTAATGAAGTAGTGACTTTTCCTATTTGGTTCAGTTTATCTAGGACCATCTGCCCTATAGTGCCTTCCATATAATTTCCAGCCCTAACTTTAGCGTTCACATCACCCAAGCGATTATCGACATGACCACTAACTCTAGCATCAATATGCCTTTTTAAGACATCGTTTCTGCTATTATACCCAGTAAAACCATCATGAGTTTCAACAATACTAGGTAATTCCGAACAGCCTAATTCTTTTCCAGTTATCGTAAGTTTAGGCATTTATTGACCTCCTATATTTAAGAGTACAAACAAAAAAATTGGAATAATGACACCAAGACTTAGTGTGAGAATAAAACTTATCAAAGTGATAATTAATCGGTATGATGCTTGTATGATTTTATTGGTAACAAAAAGCCAATCGGGCTTGATATATAAATTTAACTGATCTCTGATTATTGTTAGATATTTATTTTTCGAGATCGGGGAGTTATCGTTTCTTATAATGACAGACATAGTGATCCTTTTTTAATATTAAGTAGTTAAATCAGAAATTTAAGAGATTTTATTTGTATAAACAGCAAATCATTCTTAAACATCAAATATAAACCCCAAAACCCTTTCCCTTGACAGAAGCCAGATTTTCCCTGTTTTCTGCTTTGGTGTATGTTTGCTTGTATCATGGTTTATATATGTTCTGATAACACCTTGTATATACGAACATTATGCGAACAGGTAGGGGGTAAAAGTACAGTATTAATATCTAGGATAAAGTCCTAGGACTTAGTCATAGTATTTTATAAGCGTAGTTTATGGGTAGCTAAGTTTTGAAAGATATTACCTTCCTGGGCATAATGATCAATCATGCGGGTATCACGGTGGCCTGTTACTTTCATAATCGTATGATCGGGAGCATTGGTATTTCTTGTTTGACTAATAAAGCCAATACGAAGGCTATGACCCCCGTACTTCTCTGGATTATACCCCGCTAATTTTGCTGTTCTCTTCACAATACCATTCACGGTAGCCCCGCAAATTGGCTGGTCTTTCTCATTCACAGCATTATTCTTAAAAATACGTCTAAACACATAGCCCTCTTTAATGCCACTAACACGCAACCAATTCTCTAACTGTGTTACTGCACAATACTTAGGAGTACGCATATAGGGGATTGGTATGAGCTTCCCTTCCCCGCTTTGATCTGTCTTGGATTTAGGCATCTTCCAGATAATACCTTGCGGACTCCAGGTTAAATCTTCTACACGCACTTCCGCTATATTCTCTCTTCGTTGGGCCGATAAAAACCCAAATAATAAAACTGCTCTATCTCGTATATTGCCAATGCTGTGGTACTCTAATTCATCAATAAACTTCTTTAAATCCGATGTCCAAATGGCTTCTTTACTTTCTGTTTTTGTTCCCTTGACACGCTTAATTCCACGCCACACCGTCTCTAAAACAGGATGATGAGGGTCCAGGTAATGCCCTTTTAATCGGTGGTAGGTCCGAATAACGCCTAATCGTCTTTGTAATGTAGAATGTTTTAAGGTTCTAGCTTCTCTAACCAAGAAATGAGCAATATTCTCATAACTGGCTGGTAAAGCATTGACATCATACTCTTTGCAAAAGGATACAAAAGCACTCCAATCGGCTGTGTACGCCCTCTTTGTATTCTCAGCCACACTCTGTTTGGCATAATATATGGCTTCTTTTTGTAAGTCCTTAATCTTTAAATGTTTAGAACTATCTTTTTTTATCAGATTATTCATAGTGTAACCACAGCACACAAATACATAAAATAATAGTCAGTAAAAGTACTGTATTTAATCATAGTATTTTCACTTAACAATTTTAACTTTGTAGCACATTTCATTGACATCTCTTGCAATAGGCTGACCACCTAAAGTAATCATATCACTATGCTCAATACCTGTCATTAATCGTTCTTTAACATAGACAAACCATTCTTCTGATAATTCACGGGCTGGTACAAGATACTTTTTTCGTTGATCAGCTTTAATTGTATCATCACCGTGTTCAAATAAAACTTCCGTATCAATCATGTGATTAATAAATTTTAATGACCCATCTCTACTCATCCCTATCATGTGTTTTGCCATGTCAGTTTTTGAGACTAATTTTCGATCAAACCAGGACTCCATTAAAAAACACAAACCCATCCATTTAGGATGTGAATCAAAAAGTCTAAGTAATTTATAATCATGATACATTTCTGCTAGTTGTTTTATCCACCTCGTATAATTAGCTACATCCTTAGAGTTAAACTTTTTATATAACTTAGGAAATCTACTTTCCATTTTAGTTCTCATTACTTCCTCCTCTTTAAAATATTAGACACCGTAGATGGATGCCATGTACCACCACGCTGTGTAGTTACCCCTCTTGCATTTAATGCGTCTGCAATATCTTTTAATGATGATAACCCAGAAGCCTTTATCCCGTCAATCAAAGGTAGTATTTCCCAGGCAAATAAATCAGCTTCCTTGTTTTGTGACTTGTTACCCTTCTTACCAGCCTTCAATCGTATGTTATCATATGGATTGCCTAGCTTAACGCCTTTAGCCTTGGCTACTGCTAATGCATCCTTTGTTCTTTTTCTAATTCTAACACTCTCATCCTCTGCCATAGCACCCATAATCTGTATTGTTAGTCTATTGGCTTGTGGCATATCACAACAAATAAATTCTACGTTAGACTCCATCAAGGTAGCAAGAAATAATAAATTCCTGGATAGACGATCTAGCTTTGCAACAACAAGTTTAGCACCTGTTTTCTTACATAGTTTTAATGCTTCTTTAAACTGCATCCGTCTATTGTTACGACCACTCTCTACCTCAGTAAACTCCCCTACTAACTTCCAGCGACCACCATTTAAATAATCCTGGACTGCTTTCTGCTGTGCTTCTAAACCATAACCTGTATCACCTTGTTTCTTTGTTGATACACGGTAGTACGCAACATACTTTCCGTAGTGTGCTTTACCAGCTTTGTTGTTACCCATTAACTCTGAAGCATCTTGAAAGAATGATTTCTTAGGCATAGCTTTTCTTTATAACTTTAGCATCATCAATTACTTTTTCTTTCCATTCTTCTTTTCCAATAAAATTTAAATAATTAAATGCTTCTTGTTGTACTTTTTCTTCTGCATCAGTAAGATCATCGTCTCTATCTCTTGATATTTCTTGTAATGCTAAACCGCTTAATAATTCATTCCATACTTCTTTAGTTAGTTTCATGTTCTATTCCTTTATTAGTTTGTTAAATTCTTTAATGTACTTCTGTGGTACAGTCTTAGTTGTAGTACCAAAAACATCATCTAGTTTATCACCACGAATAATTGCATACTCTTCAGCTACTAATTCATCACTAACAACTTTAGTACAAGCTAATGATATTTCATAACTCTTCAAAGTTTCTGTCAAACTATTAATAACTAAATCTTTTAATTGTTTAGAGCCTTCAAAATCAGAATCTTCTAAAGATACTCTTTGCCATTCGTAACAATAATAATTAGCCATTAGTTTTTACTAATTCTTTCAATACCCAAAGTTGTTAGGGCAAGTTTATTTTTTACTAATTCTACAATTCCTTTATAAGTAAGACATTCTAAATTAACATCAGTACCTTTTGCTTTCCAATTTATATCATTTTGAAATATCTTAATATCAGTACCAACAACATGATATTCATAACCAGAAGTGCTAAAGTTTGAATAACCATTTTCTCTAGCAATAAATCCTTTTGGTTTTACTCTTTTAATTTTCATCTGTTCTTCTCCTTTTCTTGTTATGTTCTATATACATATAAACATCAAAACAGTATTTGCAATATATATTATTCACATTTTACAAAATATATTAACAAAGAGGTAATATGACTGATCAAATCAATCCAAATCACTACAAAAGACAAGGAAATGGCCAGAGAATTGAGACTATAGAAGCCATACTATCACAAATGAGTTACCCCGAAGCTGTAGGCTATCTCAAGGGATCAGCGATGAAATATTTATCAAGGATGGGTGTCAAAGACGGTGAACCAGGTTCTGTTGCAGTAGGTAAGGCTCATTGGTTTCTTGAAAGATTAATGCGGTTAATGACTGACAGGCATGGTGAGAAGTGAGTTATGTTCCTAGTCTTACATCCGATGAAATACTTTTTATTCGTAGTTTAAAGAATACTCTTGTTGGTTCTACTGGTCCTAATCAGTATGTGCCTAAACTTTCACAGTTAAAGAAAGCTGTGGGTGTCTTTCATGGTTTAACAATGGAGCAATTGGAAGGCCCATGCAGAGCCAGACCTTTTGTAAAAGCACGAATAGACTATGCTCATTTAGCCATGAAGCATTGCTCGGAGAAGGTTACACTTACCATGATAGGTAAAAGTATTAACAAGGATCACACAAGCATTATGCACTATCTAAACAATCACCAACCAGGTGATCTGGCAACGATTGAAAAGATGTTTGATGTCAAATGAAAAGAAGGACTACGGTAAGGGAAAGACTCCTGGATATTTCTGTGTGTTGGCACAGTCTGCTGTTGTAGATCAACGCTTCAAGAGGTTCCCTCAGACGTTCAGAGTCTTAGCGATGTTAGGTAATTATACTAATCGTCAAGGTGTCTGTTGGCCCAATCAGATTACTATTGGTAAGATCATGGGCATTGGTCAACCATCCGTGAGTAAGCACATCAAGAAGCTCATGGAGTTTGGGTATCTGAAGTACGCTAAGAAGCATCCTGGACTCAAGGGGAATAAATACTTCATGGTGTTTGATAATGAGATTACCGAAGAGGATGCCAAGGCAATTGCCACCGCAACAGAGAGGTCTGATGAAGAACCATTAGAGTTTCCAGAAGGTCCTAAGATGACGGACAAGCCTGTTGATAAGAAGAAGAAAAGTATTCCCTCAAGGAATAATCGTAGAGGTAATGGTAATGCAGATATTCCCTCAGAAGGAATACGAAGTATGCACTCAGAAGGAATACATAACACCTCAATTAACAATGATATATATATTAAGGGTAAAGAGGTACTAATACAATGGCAACGTAAGACTGAGGAACTTTCTGGTCAGTATTTCACATTCAATGATAATCACATCAATATTGCTATCTCATGGTTACAATCTGGTATGGAATACGAACAGGTAGTTAGGAAGCTACATAGGTTACTGCAATGGTACAAAGATAAGTTCTTCCCAAGACAGGAAATGCCCAGGAGTATTAAGTATTTCAATAGGATGATGCTCAACAAACCTAAGAATAATAATAATAATACTGATGATGAACTAGAAAGATTTGTAAAAGCAGTAGCCAGGAACACTAGGCCATGACTACTATTTACAAACTGCAATCCAACGTATATGGTTTGTATTTATTACGGGGGCTAAGAAAAAAGCGACCTTACCCCTCCTACCCCCTGTGCGTATATAGGGGGTGGACCACAAAACTATTTTCCAATTTTTGGGAATTTTTTTTTGAAAGGAAATCATGGAAAAACCAATCTACTTAAATACCTTCAAGAACGATGGGAATGGCCCATTATGGAAGAACGGGAAGTGTGAATTAAAAGAAGCACTACCTCCAGGAACCTATGATGTTTCTATCTGGGAGCAGACCTCCAAAGATGGCAATACAAAGATGATGCAGATAACGATTAAGGACCAGTTTAAGCCTACTGCCCCATCTAATAACGAAGAACTAGACGATATACCACTATAGGAGGACACAATGAATACTAAAACGCATAAAACGAAAGACGGTAGAACTGCCAAAAAGGGATTGTATTACAACATGAATCAGAGGAAAAAAAATAATACGAGTAGGCCTGGCAAGGGTACTGTATCCAATAAGGCGTTAAAAGAAGCAAAGAAAACTGCTAAGTCTTAATGGCTAAAAAGAAAGTTATTACAAAACCTCCCCTTAATAGATTTGGCGGTGTCCGAGTTGTTGAGAGGAGGATTAATAAATCAGATGTCCTAGATCATAGCAAGGATGCGGTAGCCCAGGAGATAGTAGATATTGCCCGTGCCAACATTGGCCACATTATGGAATGGGATAATAACGGGAATGTCAAAGTGAAAGACTCAAAGGATATTGATGAATTTGCTATTAAGGCCATTAAAAGAATTAAAGTCGTTCCTGGTAAGAATGGTGACAGCTTGGAAGTAGAGATGCATGACAAGGTAGCCATTTTAAGACTACTGGCAAAGGCTCAAGGATTATTAGAATCAGAAAGCAATGTAAATACACCTAGTGTTGTTGGTATTACAATGCATGGCCCAGAAGTCATAGATGCTGACGATGAGTAATGCGATTACTAATTTAAAACTAGACTATTCAACCTCCCCTATTGTTTGGAAGTTTCTACAAGATAAAAGTTTTGTTAGAGGATTAATGGGTCCTGTAGGATCGGGTAAATCGTATGCCTGTGCATCAGAGATTATGCTAAAAGCAGTAACACAAAAGCCTAGTCCGAAGGATGGTATTAGATACTCTCGTTTTGTTATTGTCAGAAACTCTTACCCAGAACTACGCACCACTACGATTAAGACATGGCTAGAATTATTTCCCGAACATACCTGGGGCAACATGAGATGGTCACCGCCTATTACGCATCACATTAAACTACCGAGTAGAGATAATGCTCACGGTATTGATTGTGAAGTTATATTCTTAGCCCTGGACCAGCCAAAAGATGTACGAAAATTATTATCAATGGAATTAACGGGTGCATGGGTCAATGAAGCTAGGGAGCTACCCAAGCAAGTAATTGATGGACTCACACACCGTGTAGGAAGATACCCAACAAAGAGTGATGGTGGTCCGACATGGCGTGGTGTGTGGATGGATACGAACCCCATGGATGATGATCATTGGTGGTTTCGGTTAGCTGAAAAAGAAAAGATGACAGGGAAGTTTGCTTGGAAGTTTTATAAGCAGACACCAGCAGTCAAGCAAGTTACAAGTGATGACTTACCAGAGAACCCCGAAGCCAATGGATATGTTTTTTCTGCTGGGAGATGGTGGAAAGAAAACAACAAAGCAGAGAACACAAAAAATTTACCCGATGGATACTATGAACAATTGTTGCTAGGAAAAAATTTAGATTGGATACAATGTTACGCTGAAGGTAAGTATACTTATGTCCAGGAAGGTAAACCAGTTATTCCCGAATACGATGATCATTTAATGTCCGCTGATTTAGAAGTTGATCCGTCACTCCCCGTTCACATTGGGATTGACTTTGGTTTAACTCCAGCTTCTATTTTTGCCCAGAAAACATTACAAGGTCAATGGCGTATACTGCATGAGATTGTTACTTTTGATATGGGCTTAGAACGCTTCGGTCATATTTTACAAACAGAACTCAACATTCATTTTCCAAAGAATGAAATATTAATATGGGGTGATCCCGCTGGTATGCAACGAGATGCCATATACGAAACGACAGCCTTTGATCATTTAAAAACTCTAGGCTATAACGCAAGACCTACCGTATCCAATGACTTTAAAATTAGACGGGAAGCTGGTGCTTCACCAATGGGTAGAATGATTATGGGTAAGCCAGGTATACTAGTCAATAAAAAATGTTTACGATTACGCAAAGCATTAAGTGGTGGCTATCACTTTAAGCGTGTGCAAATATCGGGGGAAGAACGATACAAAGATACACCCAATAAAAATGAACACTCTCATATCGGTGATGCATTTATGTATTGCTTACTTGGTGGTGGTGAACACCGTGCTTTAACACGCAATAAAAATATGCTGAAGGGTATGGCCACAGCTTCATCAGACTTTGATATATTTGCCTAATGCTTGATATTTATGATTACAATGACATGAATACCTTGTTCGGTTTAGATGGACATGAGTTACGCATAGAACCATTTAAAGCGGATCATTTAAAATTAATGGAACTCAATGATGTTGATCTAAGTGTGATAAGTCATCACGAAGATTACTTTTCGTATATTGATCAAGCCAATGATGTGGGAACTGCGTATACTTTTTTTGATAAAGAACAGCCCATAAATTGTTGGGGCATACTTCCTTACTGGAACCATGTTGTAGAATTTTGGATGATACCCGATAAAGATTTACCAAAACATAAAATGAAATTTCATAAAGGCTCATTAAAATTTTTTGATTTAGTTGCTAGTCAATTAAAATTACATCGTTTGCAATGCACAGTTTGTTCGTCAAATGTTGTGGCTCACAAATGGATCAAAGCAATGTATTTTACCAGCGAAGGCGTATTGCGAAAGTTTGGTACTGATCAATCAGACTGGGAAATGTACGCAAGGATATATTAATGGGAAGTTTATTTCAAAAGCCAAAAGAACCAGAAATGCCACAATCGGTAATTGATGCTCAAAATGAAAGAGAAGAAATAGCTAATGCAAAAAGAAAATCAGAATTAAAAAAAATTGCTTCACGCACAAAATCACTTCGTTCAAATAGACGAATGTTACTGAACCCAGAAAACGAACCTACGGGCGTAGGCCCAACACTTACGGACACCGTATCGGTGAGAGATCCGTATGAAACAATTAGGAGGTCATAATGGGTGGAAATCCAGTAGTTAAATTAGTTAAAAAAAATATAGAAAAAATAAGAAGAGCAAGTTCTGGGTCATCAGAAAGAAGGCCAGAAGTACAATCTAAATCTTCTATTGTTAAAAAAACTGTTCCAGAAAGTACAACAGTATCAAGAACAAAAATGATTCGTTCTACTAGAAAAAATAATTTAGATACAACAGATGGTATGACCGAAGTAGCTTCGGTTAGAAATAAAAGAAAAATATTATTAGGTGACACAGGATCAAAACTTGGCTGAAGAAATTTACATACGCAATCCACGATTTAAGGATGAGCCTTCTAATCAAGAGAAGATTGCTGAAAAAATAAAGGAGAACGAAGATGCCGAAAGTGGTGACTAAAGACGGAAAGACTAAAAATTTTAGTTATTCAAAGAAAGGTATGGCTGGTGCAAAAGCGTTTGCTTCTTCTACTGGCGGTAAAATTAAAAATACACCTAAAGGTGATATGAAAAGGAAATATGGAAAAGCTAAAAAATATTAAAGATTGGTTTGTCTCATTAAATAAAAAAAGCCAAATTACAGTTGTAGCTGGTTTAGTTATAGTTGTTATTATTATTGTTGGTTTATTTTAATTAATGCCATTACCCATTAAAGACATTATTGGTAGGCATCAAAAAGCCCTATCTCGTAAAGATAACTGGCGATCTATTTATGAGGATTGCTATCGTTATGCTTTACCACAACGTAATTTATACGATGGTTTTTATGAAGGCGGTGTTCCTGGTCAAAACAAAATGAACGTAGTCTTTGACTCTACAGCCATAGACTCAACGCAACGCTTTGCTAATAAAATACAATCGGGATTATTTCCACCATATAAAAAATGGTGCAGACTAGAACCAGGAAACGAAATACCAGAAGCAAACAAACAAGAAGTACAGATGGCATTGGATATGTACTTAGATAAATTATTTTCTGTTTTACGACAATCAAACTTTGATTTAGCAATGGGTGAATTTATTTTAGACCTAGCTGTTGGTACTGCGGTAATGTTAGTACAACCTGGTGATGATGTTAATCCTATTGTTTTTACTCCCGTTCCTCAGTATCTTGTTGCCTTAGAAGAAGGTCCTTACGGTTCTATTGATAACGTTTATCGTAGAATGAAAGTAAGAGGTGAAGCTATTCTTCGTCAATGGCCAGATGCAAGTATACCCGATGCTGTTTTAGAGTTAATGAAAAATAAACCAGGGGAAGATGTAGAATTATTAGAAGCAACTATTTACGATTTAGAAATGGGTACTTATTGTTATCATGTCATCCATGAAAAATCACAATCAGAATTAGTATACAGAGATATGGATAACAGCCCGTGGATTGTTAGTCGCTTTACTAAAGTGGCTGGTGAAGTTTACGGTAGAGGTCCTCTTGTATCCGCATTACCCGATATTAAAACATTAAATAAAACAAAAGAATTATTATTAAAGAACGCATCTATTGCTATCTCCGGTGTGTACACAGCAAGTGATGATGGTGTGTTAAATCCGCAAACAATTAAAATTGTACCTGGAGCAGTTATTCCTGTTGCAAGAAACGGTGGACCACAAGGTGCTTCATTGGCCCCTCTTCCCCGTGCTGGTGATTTTAATGTTACGCAATTAGTTATTAATGATTTAGTTATTAGTATTAAAAAGATGCTCATGGATGAAAGCCTTCCTCCCGACAACATGAGTGCAAGATCAGCTACCGAAGTTGTAGAAAGAATGAAAGAACTAGCACAAAATCTTGGTGCGTCTTTTGGTAGATTGATTACAGAAACAATGGTTCCGATTATTAAAAGAACATTAATGATTATGGATGAAAAAGGTTTAATTGAAATGCCTTTAAAAGTTAATGGCTTAGAAGTAAAAGTTATTCCTGTATCCCCATTAGCTAAAGCACAGAACATGGAAGAAGTAAATGAAGCCATGCAATTATTCCAAATGTGTCAAGCATTAGGACCTGGTGGTATGTCAACAGTTAAACCAGATGCGATTGCAGATTTCATCGCAGACAAATTAGGTGTCAGCTCAACTCTTCGTACAACAAACGAAGAAAGAGAAATGATACAACAACAAGCAATGCAAATGGCCCAAGCTCAAGCTATGCAAATGCAAGGTGGACAAGGTGGTCCTCCTGGTTCCCCTCCTTTGGAAGAACCAGCATCGGCAGTAGCAAATGAGGTGGGTGCTTGATTAAGAAAGAACAATCAGAACATATACAATCAATAAATGATCCTGGATGGCAAGGTGTTAATGCTAATGCTGTCAAGCTAACAAAAAATCAACATCAAGATCAAGATGAATTAGATCGTTTATACTTACGAGTTTTTACTACAGATGATGGTGAAAAATTACTCAAGCATTTACAAAGTAAAACTATTGATCAACCAGCGTGGATACCTGGGGCTGAACCTTCATTTGGTTATGCAAGAGAAGGACAAAACTCAATAGTCAGAGAAATAAAATCAAGAATAGAAAGGGTTAAAAATGGCTGAAGAAGCAGTACAAGAAACACAACAAGATACAGGATTACTAGATGGATTAGCAAATGAGGTAGTAGAAGATAGTACACCTAAAGTTAATGAAGAATTATCACATCAAGATAAATCAAATGAACCAGCGACAATAGCAGAGGATGGTCAAGAACCAAATGATATAGAATACGAAAGACCCGATTTTATTCCAGAAAAGTTTTGGAGTGATGATGGACCAGAGTTAGAAAAGTTAGCTAAGTCATATACGGAATTAGAAACACAATTTAAACAAGGTAAACACAAAGCTCCTAAAGAATATAACACCGAAGTATTCTCTGATAAAAATCTTGCAATGGATGATCCTACAGTAAAGACATTCCATGATTGGTCTTTAAAGCATGGTATTACCCAAGGTGCGTATGATGAATTAGCCCAGGGCGTGTTATCTATTACGGAAGCTAATACAGAAGATACAAAGTTTGCAAGAGAACAAGAGTTAAAAAAATTAGGACCTAATGCTGATCAATTAGTTTCTGGTATTCGTGACTTTGCTAAAGGCTTAGTACGCAAAGGTGTATTGGGTGCGGATGACATGAATGAGTTTCAAGCAATGGCGGGAACTGCTGATGGTATAAAAGTATTAAATAAAATTAGACGATACTACGGGGAACAAACTATTCCTACTCAATCTGTTGACATAGAAGGACAACCTTCTGGTGATGAACTTAATTCTATGATTGCTGATCCACGATATTTAACGGACAAAGCATATAGAGATAGAGTAGAAAAAGCATTTGAGAAAGCCTACGGTGGATCGGTGAAAGTACCTGTTGCATAATTGTACACCTTCACAAATTTTTTATAATATGAAATAGCTTTCTTAGATCGACAACCATATTTTTTATGGCCGAACATTTATATATTCAGCCGAGTTAATCGAACAACTGAAATCAAACTTATTAATTAAAAGGAAAAGATATTATGTCTTTAACATTATCTACTGCTTATGTTACTCTTTTTGATTCTGAAGTTAAACAGGCTTACCAAGCATCAAGTGTGCTTCGTGATACTGTTCGATTAAGATCGGGAGTAGAGGGCAATACATACAAGTTTCCTAAAATTGGTAAAGGTAGTGCTACATTAAGAGTACCTCAAGCGGACATTACTCCATTGGGTGTTGCTCACAGTCAAGTATCTGTATCTATGACAGATTTCTCTGCTGGTGAATATAGTGATATTTTTATGCAAGCAAAGGTAAACTTTGACGAAAGAAGAGAACTAGTAGAAGTAGTTTCAAAAGCTATTGGGCGTAGACTTGATCAAATGATCATTGATGCGATTGATGGTGCTGGAACATCTTTAACTGTAGCCAACTCAATTGGTGGTTCTAATACTAACTTAAACGTTGATAAACTTTTAAAAGCTAAACAACTAATGGATACGAAAAACGTACCAGCGGAAGATAGATTTATTCTATGTCACGCTAAGAGTATGCAAGGTCTATTAGATGAAGCTGATGTAAAGTCTATTGATAGTAACACTGTTCGCGTTCTTGCAACAGGGTCCTTAGATTCATTTTTAGGATTTAAATTTATCACTATTGGTGATCGTGATGAAGGTGGCCTAGCTGTTGATGGTTCTTTAGATAGAACTGTTTTAGCATGGCATAAATCTAGTGTGGGTTTAGCCGAGAATATGGCACAAAAAACTGAAATCAACTACATACCTGAAAAGGCATCATTCTTAGTGAACTCTATGTTCTCTGCTGGTGCTGTTGGCATTGATGCTGAAGGTATTGTTGAGATAACTTGTAGGGAGTCTTAATATGGCCTTTTCAATTGACGGATTAAATCCGATTGGTGGTAATAGCCGAGCTGGTACTGCACCAGCGATGTGGACCTATACTACTACAGATAGTACAGCGGATATGAATTCTTCTGGATATTTCAATACTGCAAGTGACCTATTGAAAGTGGGCGATGTCATGTTCTTATATGATAGCGATGCACCAACAATGGTAATTTCTATTGTTTTGTCCAATGCTTCTGGCGTTGTAGATGTGAGTGACGGTACGACTATAGCTGTTACTGACTCAGACTAAACTTAACTAACGAGGGGGCTTCGGCCCCCTTTTACAAAAGGATATTATGGCTAGTGGTGATACAGATGTGGGAATATGTGCTGATGCTCTAAGGATGCTTGGGGCTAATGTTATCACCTCCTTTACAGATGGAACTGAAGCAAGTGGACTATGCCAGGCTTTATATCCAGACATTAGAGACTCAACCTTGACTATGTATAAATGGTCATGGGGTACAAAGAAAGTTGTCTTAGCACAATCAACAACAACACCTATAAATGAATGGAAGTATGCTTACCCTCTTCCAGCAGATGCTATAGCGGGAAACCCTATTGCTGTTTTTAATACATCAAATACCTTTACTCATCCTATACAATCCTTTGAAATATACGGTAATGAATTGTTTACAAATGAAACAACTATTTACATAGATTACGTTTACCGAGTTCCAGAAGATTTAATGCCAACATACTTTGTGCAATTATTAAAGTACATGATGGCGTGGCATTTAGCAGAACCAATTACTGATCAAACAGAAAAGGGAAACTACTGGCGTAATATTGCTTTAGGTGGTCCTTCAGAAAATAATCGTGGTGGTTATTTTAGACAAGCAATGAATATAGATGGCAGAGGAAATCCTCCTCAAGCAATAGTAGATTTTCCATTAGTAGAAATTAGAAAATAATGAGTAGAGTTACGAACTTTCAGTCTAACTTTACGACAGGTGAGATTGATCCCCTATTAAGAAGTAGAACCGATATTAAACAATATTATAACGGATTAGCTTCCGCAACAAATGTTTTAGTGCAACCTCAAGGTGGAGTTACAAGAAGGCCTGGACTTCAGTATGTAGGAACTATACCTTCTGCGTCTAATCCGCAAAATGGATGTCGTTTAGTACCTTTTGAATTTTCTACAACACAATCGTATATGTTGTTGTTTGTTAATAATAGAATGTATGTTTACAAAGGCGGTGTATTACAAACAGGTATTAATGGTGGGAGTGATGATTATTTAACAACAAGTATTGCTTCGGCTAATATTGGTACAATGAATTGGACACAGTCTGCTGACACATTAATTATTGTGCAAGAGGACATGGCCCCTAAAAAAATAGTTAGAGGTGGATCACATAGCACCTGGACTATAAGTGATATTAGTTTTGACTTTACACCTAAGTATGCTTTTACTTTATCAACTTCTGAACCTTCGGGAACAGTTACCCCTTCTGCTGTTGATGGTAATGTTACACTAACAGCTTCCGCTAGTGTTTTTGCAAGTGGTAATATTAATGATTATGTTGAAGCAAAAGACGGAATAGGTAGAGCAAGAATAATTGATTTTACTTCAGCAACATCTGTTAAGGCAATTGTCGAAGTACCGTTCTTTTCTACGGATGCTTTAGCAAATGGTGATTGGGTTTTAGAAACAGATTACGTTGATGCCTGGTCTGGTACTTACGGGTATCCACGGTCCTGTGTATTTCATGAAGGGAGATTATATTTTGGTGGTAGTAAAACATTACCAACAGGTGTGTGGGCTTCTAGGGTAAATGATTTTTTTGATTTTAATCCTGGTGAGGGTTTAGATGATGATGGAATATTTTTTACTATAGACACAGATCAAATGAACGCCATTAACGGTATTGTTAGTGGAAGAGATTTACAATTATTTACTAAGGGTGGTGAATTTTATTTACCGCAATCAGACTTAAATCCTATTACTCCTTCTAATATTGTTGTTAGACCATCAACAAGAAGAGGAAGTAAAGATGGTATACGCCCTGTTATAGCAGAGAGTGGTACATTATTTATTCAAAGGTCTGGTAAATCATTAAGAGAGTTTAACTTTTCTGATGTAGAGTTATCATACATCTCAAATAATATTTCTTTACTATCATCACACTTACTTAAAGCACCCAGCGATATGGCTTTACGAAGAGCAACATCGACAGATGAAGGGGATTTACTATTGATTGTCAATGGAACAGATGGAAACCTAACAACATATTCTATTCTTAAAGGACAACAAGTAGTAGCCCCCTCTTCTCAAACAACCGATGGTGATTTTATTAATGTAGGTGTTGATGTTGATACAACATACTTTGTTATCAAACGATCTATTAATGGTTCAACAGTTTACTATGTAGAAAAATGGAATGATGATTTTACCTTAGATAGTGCTGTTCAATATTCTACGGTGGCGGGAAACTTACCTGGTAGTACATCAATATCGGGATTAACACATTTAGAAGCAAAGTCAGTTAAAGTAATTAATAACGGAAGAACACTAGCGGATGAAACTGTATCCTCTGGTGCTATAACGTCTGATGAAACTCCAGCTACTTACATTGAAGTAGGATTAGATTACACACCAACAATTACAACCATGCCTGTTGAAACACAATTACCAAGTGGCACAATTATTGGCATGAAAAAAAGAATACTAGAAGCAACATTAATTTTATACTTAACAGAAAACATTACGCTTAACGGTAGTGATGTATCTGTAGAAACATTTCCTGTTACTCTTGGTAGTAATAATATTTTTACAGGGAAGAAAAGAATTATGCCTTTAATGGGTTATGATAACCAAGGGCAAATAACCATTTCACAATCAGCACCATTATTTTTTACGTTGCTTGGTTTGGAATACAAAGTGAGTACGGGGCAATAATGTTTTGGACAGTAGTAGCAGTAGTGGGAACAGGAATAAAAGCATACGGTGAAATTTATCAAGGTGAAGCCATGAAAGCGTATTACGATGCACAAGCAATGACAAAAGAGTTTGAAGGTAAAGTAGAAGGCACAAAAGCAAAAGAACTAGGCAATATAGCATTGGCTAATCTTAATGCAACTTTAGGAACAGCATTAGCAAGGGCTGGTTCTGGTGGTGGTGGTTTTGAGGGATACTTAACTACATTAACAACATCTATGCGTAGGGCTGGTGGGGAAGAATTAAAACTAACACAACTAAATGAAAAATTTATTAAAGGCATGACTGTCTTTGAAGCATCACAACTTAGACAAGCTGGAAGAGTAGCGAAGAAAACTGGATACATAAATGCTTTTGCTACGATGGCTATGCAAGGAGCCACCATGCAACAACAAGGTATGTTTGAGAAAAAACCAAAAACTCCAGGATAATAATGGCACAGATACCCGCATATAGAAAATTAGGCATACAAGGTTTTTCAGTACCAGGTACAAGTTTTGCTGGTTTGAAAGAACAAGCTAATATGTTTAATAGTCTTAATCAAAAAATTAGTTCTGTTGTTAGTTATGCTAATGAGCAATCATCTAAACAAATAATGAGGGATGCTGAAAAGTTTGCTGTAGAAAATCCTATTAGTGTAGATCATTTTTATGAAGCTAATCCAGCAGAGAAAGCTAAGTTACTAAAAGAGAGAGGGGCCAATGATGAAACAGTCAAAGGTCAAACTATTAAAGCAACATTAATGAATTTATTATCTACGGATATAGTCATTAAAGCTAAAACACAATTAAATCAAATTTATGATGAAAGTGTAGAAAACTTTTTTGATCCAACAGTTGCAATTAAACCCGATGCAGATAGTGTAATTAAAAAACTTAATGCTACTATACAAGGGTACACAGACTCACTAATAAATATTGATCCCGCTACAGCAATTAAATTAAAAGCAGAATTAGGTATTGCTGGTAACACACACTTACGAAATTTTTCTAATAAAGTTTTAACAGAAACAATATCTCAAAATGAAGCATCGGTAGAAACTTATGCTTACGAAGAAATTAATACATTAAAAAATATTATATCTGCTGGTCCTACTGATAAATTTACTATTGATCAACAACTAGGAACTTTAAAAATAAACTTACAACAAATGTTAATTGATAATGGTAAAGGGGCAATAGTTGATACTTGGTCTAAGGAATTTGATAAAGAAGTTATTAATGCAAAGAAAAATTATTTATTTGAAAACTTTATTGATAAACCAGAAAACATTAATCCTTCTACAGCAGTATCTATTTATAAAAATGTTTTAAAAGGATCATTTAATTTTGATGTTGATGGGTATAAAAGTATTTATGAAAGTCTACCAGAAAATAAACAAAAGGAGTTTAGAAACTCTGTTAAAGAATGGAAAGACAATGTTATTAAAATATTTGAGGATGAGGACAAAGCATTAGAATTAGAAAATACAGATGCTATTAGTAATTTAGAAGCTAGGTACTACGGTGCAAGATTTGATAATGATTTTGAAGAAGCAAAATTAGTTGTTCAAGAAGCAAGACAAATAAATGATAAACTGTTTATTGAATTATCACAGCAATTAGATGCAGATGATGATGGAGGGGAATTTGTCGATCAAGAGGTATTAGAAAATTTATCTAATGATTTATTAATAACTAAAGACTTAACACATACTAAAATACAAGAAGCAAGAAATGCTGGAGATATAACTTTAGATCAAAAAATTAAACTTGATGCAGATTTACAAACATCAAAAACAAAAGCCTTTCAAATTGGTGATCGGTATATGCGTAATGCCTTTGGATATTCAGAAGCTACAATTATTAATCAATCAACTAAGGATAAGGCTTCAGCTAATTTATACCGTGAAAAATCAAATGATTTACTAGACTGGATAAGAGAGCATCCCGATGCAACAAGTGCAGATATAGAAGCAAAAGTATTAGACTTAACAAGCAACGTCAATACGGATTTACTTAAAAAATCATCTGTTAAAGATATTAAAAAAAATATTAAAAGTGTTGATAGTGGTTACGCATTATCTGGTCCTAGTTGGAACTCATACTTTAAGAATTTTTATAAAGATGATTATGAGAATGTTAATACTGAATTTTTAAATGACTCTGTTGGCATTGATAAACTTATTGATGAATTAGAAGAATTAAAAGAAATGGAAGAAGGTAAGGTTACAAAAGATAATTTAATCTTTCCAGATAAAAAATTTTCAAGACCTAGAATTAAAGGAAAGCCCGTTACCAATGATCAAATTAATTTAATAATTGAAGAACTAGAAACATTACAAGAATTGTTGGAGGATATGGAATAATGAGTAGCCTAGAAGAAAACCTAATAAATTTTTATGATTTCAAAAACTCTTCTAAAGATTTTGTCTTAACGGAAGATGGATACAAACAATACAATAATTCCAAGGATGGTTTTTTTAACCAGGTAAAGAATTACGCAACGGACACTTTTAATACTTACAAGCAAATTGGAGAAACAGCATTAAAGTATAATCAAGATATTGGTACAGGCATGATGCGTGGTGGTGCTAAACTTGCCGAGGGTGTTGGTAGTCTTGGTATGGCAACATTAGAAAAGTTAGACCTTGTTAGTGATAACTCTGTTCAAGAGTTTGGTGAGTTTTTTAAAAATAATATTTATCCTAATATTGGAGATACAGAAACACTACCTGGTGGATTTGCTGAAGGCTTAACACAGTACATGACTCCTGGTGTTGGATACTACAAATTATTTAATGGTATTTTGCAAGGTACAAAAATTATAGGACCTATTGTTAGAGGATTGATGACTGAAGGGGCAACAGTAGCAACTGCTCAAGTTGCTGGTGATCCAAACCTAGTAGGATTTTTTGTTGATGTGTTTAAAGTAGATAAGACACAGGCTGATAGTATGGCTAAAGAGTTTATTAACTGGTTAGCAACACCAGAGGAAGATTATACTGCTGATAGTGTTTTTGAAGAAAAAATAAAAAGTATTGTAGCAGATGGACCTATTGGTCCTGTTGGTGAGTTTGTTGGACCAGCCTTAACCTTGTTTGGTAAAATATTTAAAAAGGGAAAGAATGATCCAGAGGTAATGGAAGAGTTTAAATCTCTTAGTGCATCAGCTACACCCGAAGAATTAAAAGATGGTTATGGATCATTAGATAATCAAAGATATAAAATAGTTGAAAAGTTAGATGAAAAAGAACAACAGACAGGTAATTTTGTTATTATTGATACTAAAAAAACAGATGAATATTTAGAGCCTGTTGAAATTACTGAAAGTAAAAATAAAAAAGAATTAGAAGATTTAGTTAATGAATTTAATCAAGATGAATTAATAGATGGTAATCCTCCTGTTGCAAAAGAAAATGAACAATTAAATCTTTTAGAACAAAATAGTTCTTCAGCAGTAAACATGATTATAGAAAATCAAGCTATAGAAGGAACAGGTAAAATTGTAAAAGCAACTAACAAAAATAAAGTAATGCTAGATGATGTTATTAATTATTTTGATACTAATCAAAAAACTTTAGATATTAAAAATCCAGATGATTATAAAATTATTGTCAATAATTCTGTAGAAGAAATTAATTATCAATTGGATCAAGAAGTAACAGGTGCTGGATGGTATGATAAAGATGTTAACGATGCAATGTCCATGCTTGACGATTATGTTCCTGTTATAAAAGAACAGCCTATCTTAAAAGAATTAGTTCCTTTCTTTACTGCTATAGCTTCACCAGGTACACCTGTTGGAAGTGATTGGGCAGTAGCTGTTAAATTATTAAAACAATACGCAGATACTGGAACGCTTCCTAAAACAAATCCAGAAACAGGACTTGGATGGACAAGAAGGCCACATCTTAAAAAACAATTAGAATTTACAGAAAAATTTATAGAACAGTATGGACTAAAGCAATTCTTGTTATTCTTAGAAACACCTACGACAGTTAAAGAAGTAAATGCTATGAGAACTGCATTTGGTTTTAATAAAATGGCTGGTGCTATGGATAAAGAAATTTTAGGGGCTGATATGTTTGGTCCTAAAGTTGGTCCATTTATGAAAAACCTAAAAGGACTGAGTGATAATAATGTACCAGATATTTGGTTTACTAGAGGATTTAATCGTAAGGCTGGTAATATGTATATTACTACTAAGGATGGTGTAAAATCTAATGCAGATCAGCCTAGAAATAATGCAGAAAGAGAAATAATGGATCAAATGATCAAGGATGTTTCTGAAATGGTCGGCTTTAATATGCGTGACACACAGGCAATCTTATGGTACTTTGAGCAAGGTTTATATACAAAGTTAGGAGTTAAAAGTGAACCAAAAAGTTATGCAGACGTCACAAGAAAAATCATTGAAGGAAAAGCCAATGACAGCACAGGAAGCCTATCTACGAGTGCAAAAAATGAAACTATCCAAAATGAAGGATTGGAAGCCAACAAAAACACAAAAGGTGTAGTTACAGATATTCCTTCTAATGAAGGAGTACAATGATAGAAGAAAATCCAGTTTTACCATCAGAAGAATTAGTCGATAATAATACTACGGACATCAATGTATTGATGGAGGATCAGTTAGCTGAAGAAAAACTTCCAGAAGAATACGATGTTGCGGTTAATATTTTTCCAAAGAAAATTCTTAAACCAAAGGATGATGTTACCTATAAAGATAAAACACATGGCTCAACAATTAATGAAGCTATGGAAAAACAACAAGAGATATTAAAAACAAAAGTACCCGATAATAAAATGTACACTTTTGAAGAAGGTACAGGCAATGTTATTTTTAGAAACTTTTCAGAGAATGAGCAACAGATCATAGAAGAAGTTATGACTGATTTACAAATGGGTAAACTACAGCCCATTGAAGGATCACTACAGACAACACTAAGAGATATAGAAGGTTCTATCTTTGATAGTAAGGCAACACTACAAGATGCTGTTGCTACAATATTTAAAACAAATATAGAAATTGCTAAACGTGGTTCTATGTCAATGGATGAAATAGCTGTCATTGCGTCTAAGTACGGTAGGAATGATGTCTACATGAAAATCCTAAAAAGAAAAACTGGTGAGCCTTTTGAAACAACGTTAGCTTACAGAGCCATATTAGAAACTGCCATTGTTAGAGCAGAGGTAGATAGATTAGCTGGTGCAATATTAAAAGATAATCCTTCTCAAGCCGATGTAGAAGCCTTCTATAAAACATTTAGATTATACGGAGCCTTATACAGTCAGACTGCTGGGGCATTATCAGAGAGTGGTAGAACACTTAGTGTTGTATCTAAAATGGACTCACCTAAATTAGAGGGTGTTAGTGAATTAGAAAACATATTTAAAGAAATGGGTGTAGACCCAACTAATATGGATGAAGTAAAAAGTATTGCATCAGCGTACTTACAATTACAACCATATCAAAAAACACAATTTGTCAAAGATAGTTACTCTAAAAAATTACGAGATGCTTGGGCTGAAGCCTGGGTAATGACAAGACTAATGTCACCTGTTACGCATACAGTTAATATTGTTGGTAATACTTCTTTTAATGCTTTGAGAATTGCTGAATACGGAATTGCCGCTGGTATCAATAAATTACCAATTGTCGGTTCTAAAGAAGGCGTTATGTTTAATGAAGTATGGGCAATGATTAAGTCAATGAAGTACGGATCAAAACTAGCTGTTGGCAATGCATGGACTTCATTAAAAACTGGTGATGCATCAACAACAAAATTAGACTTACGAAAAGATAAAGCCATTACAAGAGATTTAGCTGGATCATTAAAGGATACTCCTCTTGGTTATTTCTTTGATTATATGGGTGCTGTTGTCAGAACTCCTGGTAGATTACTTGTTGCGGAAGATGAATTTGCCAAAGGATTTTTATTTCAAATGGAATTAGAAAGATTGGCAACTGTTAAAATGAATACTGCCATAGCAGATGGTATTGATAATGCGTCAGCAGAAAAAATATACTTACAAACATTAGCTGATCCAGATTCAGAAACAGTCAAACTTGTTCAAGAGTCTATGTTAGAAGGTACATTCCAAAAAGATTTACCACCTGGCATACTACAAAAAGCACAGACTATTTTAAATGTTCCAGAAATGAAATTGTTTGTACCATTCTATAAAACAATCATGAATATATTTATGGAAAGTAATAAACGAAATCCAGCATTATTTATGTTCATGCCTAGTGTTCGTAAAAATTTATCGGGTGCAAATGGTAAACACGCACAGCAATTAGCATTAGCCAAAGTATCTACTGGGGCAACATTAATGTACACATTCGGATCAATGGCTTACGGGGCAAATACATCTAATCCTAATATGATGATTACGGGTATGGTTCCTCCAAGAAAATCTGAGAGAGAAGCCTTCTTACGAAAAGGATTACAGCCCTACTCTATTTGTAATATGCAAGATGATGGATTGTTTGAGTGTATTTCGTATGCAAGATTTGATCCTATATCATCCTTATTAGCTATATCAGCGGACTTTGCTTATATGTCATCAAGACCAGATCAATATGCTGATCCTAATTATATTAATATGACTACTGATCTTTTCCAGGCTGGTTTAGGTTCTATATTTCCTTACATTACACAGCAACCTTTTGCGACAGGTATAACAGAAATTGGAGCCTTGTTTCAACCAGGGTACGGTGATGCTAATGATATGGCAACTAGAGCTTTAACACAATTAATATCTAAGGGAACAGAAGCTACTGTTGGACTTGCTATTAATCCTCTTGGTACTTTTGGTAATTACTTAACAAAAATGTCTGATCCTACTTACTACGAACAAATGATTACAACAGATCAAGCATCATGGTTTAGAGAAAATTTTGATGGGGATATACCAGCACCTATCAGAGCCTTTTACAAAGCCTACAATAAAGCAATGCACCAAAGCCCTTTCTATAATGCAGAATTAGAACCACGATTAAATTTATGGGGTGAGGAAATGGTAGGACCAGAACAAAATATGTTTAGCCCTATTCGTGTTACAAAAGAAAAGTACAACCGTGTTGATGATTTATTAGTAGAATTAAATTTAGGTATTGCTATGCCAAGAGCCTTTATTGGTGGTATCCCTCTCACAGCAGAAGAGTACCATACAATTATTCGTTACACGAACCAAGATTACGGTGACGGTAATATGCTAGATGAAATGGTAGAATTTATGGATGATCCAGAATTTGATGAATTATTGCCTGGTGATAAATTAGAGGGTTTACGGTCTATTGTATCTGCTAGAACTCAATTAGCTAGACAACAATTTTTAAAAGAGAATGAAAACTTTAATGACAAAGTAGAACTCTTAAAATCAAAGATTAATCTTAAAGGAAAGAAATAGGTCTATTTTAGGTAATGATATGTTTCTATTCAAAATATTTGGTTTATGCTTTACAAATGGCAAAACATAGGTTTACAAATTAGATGGCAGATTTTACAATAACTGACGTACATCGTAAGAAGCAATACACCGTTGGCTCTAGTAGTCAAGAAGGTCCGTATGCTTTTACATTTAGAGTTAATTCTGGATCAGATTTAGCTGTCTATGTTAATTCAACATTAAAAACTTTAACTACACATTATACTGTTTCCTTGTCCTCTGGATCGGGTTCTATTACTTTTGCTTCGGGTCAATTTCCTTCTGAAGATGACATAGTTACAATTCTATCGGCTGATACAATACAGCGTACTACTGCGTATTCTACTGGTGGATCAATGACTGCTTCTTCTTTAGAAACAGAATTAGATGACCAAGTTATATTTGATCAGCAAATGTCTGAGAATATTTCTAGGTCTATTCAATTATCACCGTACACAAAAAGAACAACATCTGGCACAGGTACATCTGGTGAATTAATTTGGCCTTACGATAACACAGCTTCTAATAATGCAAATAAGATTGTTGCGTATGACAGCAATGGTACTGCTTTAGAACCTATAGCTAAACCTGGAACAAGTGTTTCTGTATCTACTGTAGGTGCTGGTGGTTCTGCTACTGCTACATACAATTCTACAACTGGGGCATTTGCCTTTGGATTACCTACTGGTGCAACGGGTGCTACAGGACCTACTGGACCAAATGGACCTTCGGGGCCAACTGGACCTACAGGAAGTCAAGGACCTACAGGACCTCAAGGTTCTACGGGACCAACAGGACCTCAAGGAAATTCTGTAACTGGACCAGCGGGACCTACGGGATCAGCGGGACCTACGGGACCAACTGGACCATCGGGTTCTGGTTCTATGACAAACTTTGTACTAGAGGATGATGATGGTACGGAAGTTACAATTGAGGATGGAAAAGAAGTTAAGTTTATTGGTTCTGGTATTACAACAAACTGGACTAATACTTCTAACGGTACTGATGCTGATCCGTATGATTTAACTTTTTCTATTGATGATAATGCAATTACTTTAGCTAAACTTGCACCTGGTACTGATGGTAATATTATTTCTTATGATGCTTCTGGTGATCCAGTTGCAATTGCTACAGGGTCAAGTGGACAAGTTTTAACAAGTGCTGGTGCTGGTTCACCTCCAGCTTTTTCTAGTTTAACAATACCTACTTTATCTGGTTCAACAAATAATACTATAGCTACTGTCTCGGGTGCTAATGCTTTGCTCGGAGAAGCTAATCTAACTTTTGATGGATCAACTTTAGCTGTGACAGGAGCAACAACTATTTCAACAACTTTAACTTTAGCTGGTGCTGGTATCTTAACACAAGATGCTATTACTTCATCATCTAATGCTGTTGCCTGGGATGTTGCAGTATCACCAAATGCGTATCATCAAACTACAGAAAACACAACTTTCTCTGCTCCTAGTAATGGTGTTGAAGGACAATTTATTTGTTTAGAAATCAATTACAATGGTTCACATTCTATTGGATGGAACACAGTATTTGAATTTCCAGCAAGTACCGAGCCTACGGAAACTGCTAGTGATGGCAAGACGGACATTCATGTATTCAGATACAATGGTGCTATCTGGCAAGAAGTGGGTAGATCAATGAATTTAAGTGAGAGTTAGAATATGTATGCAATAGTAGAAAGTGGTAGCATTACCAAACAATTTAATAATCCTAGAAGATTAACAATTAATAATGTTCAATACTCTCGTAAGATTTATTCTTTATGGACTGTTGCCGAAAAGAAAGCCATTGGCTTATACGAAGTAGAGTATGACAACACCAATAAAAAAGATGAAGAGTGGTACATTAATACAAATCAAACATTAGCCTATGATGCTAGTGGTGATAAAGTTACAGCTTCTTATGGTACAGCAACAGCTAAAAAAATAGCTGATACCTTATGGACATCTCAAGATAAAACTGATGGTCTGATTAGAGAAGGCGAAGATGTAGGTGATGTAGCTACA